TGGTCACAGTCAACTAGCCATAGAATACGATTATATCGAAAAATAGGAACCGGCGCTTTTACAGATATTACAGGAGACATAGGAAGAATCCACATGAATACAACCTACCAAGTTCCTGTAGCTTTTTCTTATACAGATAGCCCAGCAACAACTAGTGCAGTTACATACGAAGTCTACATTGCAAGCGGTGCGGCTGGTTCACAAATATGGTACAACGGAACTGAGCTAGATAAGCGGCAAGAACTTACTGTTATGGAGATTGCAGGGTGAACCAGAACGATATCCCTTTATATGCTGGTGGCCTGACTGCTCCGTGGTGGGTAGGCGCAATGAATGACTGGCTGGGATTGGTCGCTGTTATCCTGACCATTGCTGTGCTTGTTCGCAACCTTTGGAAATCCACCAAGGACTAAGGCCAAAAAATGATAGACCCCGGCACACTCGCGCTGGCTGCGAGTGCTTTCGCCGCCGTGAAAAAAGGCATTGGTCTGGGCAAAGATTTGGAAAGTATGTATTCAGATGTAAGCCGCTGGATGTCTGCTTGTCACGAAATCGAGAGTGGTCACGAAAAAGAAAAGAAAAGATTTTTTAACAAATCTGTCGAAGAAGAGGCGTTGCAAAGTTTTGCAGCTGCCCAGCGTATAAAAAAACAAAGAGAAGAATTACGCCTTTATATGTTGAGCATCCGGCCTGATGCTTGGTCTGAGTTTCTCAGGGTAGAGGGTCAGGTGCGGAAATCCCGGCTTGAAGCTGAGGCAAGGCGCAAAGCTAAAATCAAAAAAAATATAGAGATAATTTTAATCACGATTCTGATGATACTCATTGGCGCTGGACTGTGGTTTATGGTCTGGTTCGCAATGAAAGCAAGAGGCTTGTTATGACCAGCTTTTTTGAAAAATACCTGCGTTTCAATTTGACAGGCCGCTTGGTTATGATTGCGTCTGTGGCGATGTCATGGCGGTGCGCGGAATGGTTCATGCATTTGGAAGAGCCGACCACACAGCAGTCGGCTTTCGTGTCCGTCATAATGGGCGTTATGTCGGGCGTTTACGGAATTTATATCTCAAAAGAATCTAAAGGGAATAGCTCATGATACAGCTGTTAGGTGTAGTCGGTAGCCTTGCCCAGACATTTCTTGAAGGCAAAGTAGAGAAGCAAAAAGCTAAAAGCAAAATTATGCAGACCGCAGCTGACAATGACAGCCGCTGGGAAATGATTATGGCTGAAAGCACAAAGGGATCGTGGCGTGATGAGCTAATCACAGTAGTCGTGCTGCTGCCCTGCGTACTTAGCTTTGTGCCGGGTATGGAAGAGATTGTGCAGGCAGGCTTTGATAGGCTGAACGAGCTCCCACAGTGGTATCAGAATGTTTTGTACGTCACCATTTTGGCCGGGCTAGGGCTGAAGGGCGTAGACAAATTTAGGAAAAAGTAATGAAACTTTCTAAAAATTTTAGTCTACAGGAAATGACCAAAAGCCAGACTGCTTTGCGAAAGGGGATAGATAACACCCCAACGCCAGACAAAATTGAACCTTTGACTATGCTCTGTGAGAACGTGCTACAGCCTGTTCGCGACCACTTTGATAGGCCAGTGACTATTACAAGCGGCTACCGCAGCCCTGAGCTTTGTGTAGCGATTGGGAGCAAGATTACCAGCCAGCATACAAAAGGACAGGCAGCTGATTTTGAGGTGCCCGGCGTAAGCAATATGATTATAGCTGAGTGGATCCGCGATAATCTGGAATTCGACCAGCTGATATTGGAATGCTACACCGGGGGCAACACTGGGTGGATTCACTGCAGCTATGTGCATGAACCGCGCAAGCAGCTGCTAACCTATGACAAAGATAACGGCTATAGAGAAGGGCTGATAGATGGCAGTAAACGCAGCGGGTAACTATACCAAGCCGGGCATGAGAAAGCGCATGTATAAATCTATTCTTGCGCGCAACACAATGGGCACAGCAGCTGGCAAATGGTCAGCAAGAAAAGCTCAGAAGTTGGCGAAGGATTACAAGGCCAAGGGCGGCGGGTATACCAGCTAATGAAACCACCACAGTCTAGTTTAAAAAAATGGGGTGACCAAAAGTGGCGCACCAAATCCGGCAAGAAGAGCAGCGAAACTGGTGAGCGCTATCTGCCGTCAGCTGCTATCAAGGCGCTATCTCCGGCAGAGTATGCAGCAACCACAGCTGCCAAGCGCAGAGATAAGAAGAAGGGCAAGCAGTTTAGCAGCCAACCCAAATCCATAATGAAAAAGACGAGGGCATATCGATGACACTGAAGGCACACAGAGCGCCGGGCGGTGGATTGAACGAGGCCGGGCGCAGGCATCATGAGCGCAAAGACGGCGGCAATTTAAAACGTCCTGTTTCAAAGGGGACATCTCCCCGGCGCATTTCTTTTGCTGCTAGATTTGGCGGTATGAAGGGCGCAGAAAAAAAACCTAATGGTGAGAAAACGCCGCTTGGCAAGGCGTTGGGTGCATGGGGCTTTGGCAGTAAGCAGGCGGCTAGGTCGTTTGCAGCTAGACATAAAGGAACAGCATGATGGCAGACAAACTCGCAGATAAAATTGGACTGAGTAAAGAGTTCAAAAATCACAAACCGTTCAGCTTTACTGAGGCCTTTAATAATCTTTATGACCGTCTGACTAAAGACGATAAAACCAAATCCAAATCCAAGGGTAGCAAAACAAGTATGCTCAAACGTAACAAAACGAAAGGAACAGCGTAATGCCTATGGTCGGTGGTAAAAAATTTGATTATTCATCCAGCGGTTTTAAGAAAGCAAAAGCTGCTGCAAAAGAAACAGGCAAGCCCATGCAGATGGACAAGCAAAAGAAAATGGGTGGCGGCACAGCTGGTAAGACCAGCATGATGAAGCGCTATAGCTGATTGTTCCAACTTGTTCCAGTTTTTGTGTGGGAGTAGGTGGTAAATGATGGGCAGTATTTAGCCTGAAAGCTACCATTTTACCCTAGATTACCCTAAAATAACGGCCTCCAAAACCGGGGGCTGGGGGTTCGAGCCCCTCCACTCCTGCCATTATAAAGTAAAACAATATCAATGTTTTAGAAGCCCTCGGCGTTAACTCGCCGGGGGCTATTTTTTTATTTGTTCCAATTTTTGTTCCAGTTTTTTTGCCCGACCCCTTGAAACATTTGACACTAAATGTCATATTAGTGGTGTCAGGAAGTCAATTAATAAGCATAAGGGAGATAGATATGAAACCATTATCAGTAAAAAAATTCCGTGACTATTATGTCATCAACGCCGCGCGCCTTGGTATGTCTGCCAAGTTTGGCAACTACGCCACCGAAGCAGAGGCGCGTCAGGCAGCTGATGAAATGCTGGCCAAGCATACTCTTGGCCTGATTGCCCAGCCTGTCAAACTGCAGCTGGTCAAGGATGCAGCTGCTAACTTTCTAGCGCGTCAAAAAGAGCGCGTGACTGACGGCGATATCAGCCGTTCACACTTTGAAGACATCGAGCGCGCTGTGCGCTTTGCGCTAAAGATTAAAATTGATGGCAAGCCGTTTGCCAAACATGATCTGTCTATTGTGCGCCAAGAGAACGCCGGGGATCTGTCAGCTGTTTTTGTTCGCTCTATCAAAGCTGCCTGCAACAGCAAGCATACTGCAGACAAGCGCTTCAAAGGCTTGAAGATGATGCTGAACCACTGCCAAGCAAAAGGCTGGGTTATTATCAACCCGCTCGATAAAGTTAGCTTAGGTATGTCAGCTGATATATCTGACCGGGCACCCCGTATACAGCCTGAGACAATCCAGCAGCTTATATCTGCAGGGCTTGAGGGTGAAAGCTTGGTCAGCCGGGCGATGGTTGTAACTGCGCTATCTACTGGCATTCGTCAGGGTGAGCTACGCGCACTGACATGGGGCGCTGTAGATTTAGCAGCCGGCGAGGTTCATGTGCGGCAGGCAGTGGCGCATGGCCGGGGAATGAACATCAAGGCGCCAAAGACTAAGCGCGGCTTCCGTATTGTGCCTGTACCAGCTGAGACTGTACAGCTGCTGCGCCAGCTGAAGATGCAGAGCAAGCATAGCCGTGATGAAGACTATGCGTTCGCCACTGCAGCTGGCCTGCCAAAGCAGAAGAAAACACTGCGTGAATTGATTGAGCGCGCCAGCAAGCGCGCAGGCATAGAGCGGATGCTATGGGGTGATATGCGTCACTTCTTCGCTAGTGTTCAGCTGTCAGCCTTGGGCGAAGATTGGTCAGAGGTTGCCAGCCTGATGGGGCACAGCGACAGCGGCTTTACATACAGACAGTATGGCCACTACATCCGCAATGTCGGCAAACAGGACAAGGCGCGGTCAGCCGCTGCATCTGCAATTTTTGGGGTTTAAAATACGCGAGGACGGCAGAATAGGTTCGAACCATACAGAGAACCATGCACTGCCGTCCTCTAATCCCTTTGACGCTCATTTTGCAATGAGATTCTGGCTCCGGGAATTCTTCTAAAGATTTAAAAGCCTGCGCCACCACGGCCGGGCTTTTTTCTTTGCCCATGCTTCTTTGATTTTTTTTGAGTGCGCTGCGCGTTGCGCTTTTGTCCACGTTCTACCCATCATCCATTTCCTATTTTAAAAATTGAGTTATCGCCGCTTGTTGACTGTTGTTGTGCAGCTGGCAGCGCATGTTCATCAAACTGGGTTAGCTCAGCGCGCGGCAACCAGTACCGCCTGCCGTCCCTGATTGAATTTATTTTGCCGGATTCAATCCAGCGATAAATGCGCTTTCGTGTGGTTGGATTCCATTCCCCCCACAAATAAAGAGCGGCATCTTTTGGTGCGACAAGAGGTTTAAGATCCAAAACCATACCCACCCCCCTTGGCTTGGGCATAATTTTGCGGTGTTGCCGTTGCTGGCGATTGTGGCGCCACTGGTGCATCAGGGGCGCTTTGCGTTGGAATTGCACTAGGCGCCGCGCTAGGCGCTGCTGGCGGGGCTCCTATGGCGTTTTGCTGAGCCGGAGCTCCTGATAAAATCTCGTTTTTGCGATTATCATCTATAAATAAATTGAATCTAGAAACGCGGAGATATTGATCACCTGCCTTTACCTGCACTTCCATGCCGGGCTTTTTATCTTGCAGAACATAATACTGCTCCAACTGTTCACACAAAGCTGGGTCTTCGATATTAAACCAAAAGCTAACACTCACCTGATCTGTTTGCCCAATAGCTCTATCGATTGGAAGTTTTGAATTTTTGAATTGTGGTTTAGCCATTTTCTACTGTCTCCATTCTGGCGCTCCAAGCTTGTTCAAGTTTGGCATGGGTTGCTTGGTCTACCCCGGCCAATGTGTGAAGGTTCTGATCATTATCAGACGCCCATGTCCTGAGCGCTGACTGAGATTTTAAAGTTATAATGTAAGCTTCTGAGCTTGCCGCCCAATCCAACCACTGCTGGTTTTTATCCGGCGGGTTTGCGTTGTTGTTTTTTTGATCCAGCGCATCTTCATTGCGCTTTGCTTTTAAAATTTCATCAACGCTGGCTATTTGGCCGCCGTGCATACCTAAGTTTGCTAGAGCGCGCCCCCAAGCGCTGCTCTCGCAATTCTCAATCGGGCTTGTCTTGTTGACCTTGCTGCTGCCGCGTATCTCTTCGGCAAAACCAGTTGCAATGACGGCGCCAGCTGGGTTGCGGATTGTCGCTTTGACTACTACCCGGTGGCCGTCATCGACAGCGACCTCGCTTTCTAAGCTGTAGTCCAAACCAAAATGGGTGCGGAAAACTTCAATCCGTTTTGCCACTTCAGTATATTTTTTGCCGCCGGGCTGTGCCACGCCGTGCGTTTCATTCATGGCAGCTACAGCTGCCATTGCCTTTTGTATGTCAGTCATTATCACCCTCGACTGTTCGTGTTTCAAATAGTCCCTGATGTTCCGGGTTGTTGGCCATCCACATCCGCGAATAGTATGCTTTGTGGTGGTCGTTGATCTTCAGCTTGCCGCCATCAGGCCGGGCATCAATCAAGTTAATACTTGTCTCCCACCTGATGCGTTCCATTATAAGGGCGGCGCCTACGCGCTTGTGCCCCCGGTGCATAGCCTCGCGTGTAAACCTATCCCACAGCTGGTAAACGATTGGGTTCTCATTGTGGAATTCTATAAACTTTGCTTCCCGCTCATTGCGCGGAAGCTGCAGCTGGTCAAACAAGGTTGGTTGCTGGTTCATGGCGTGACCGCGAAACAGAATGCTAAAGCCGCCCATAGATACAAAGAGCCAAGGATGCCTAAGCCTGCCAAACACATAAGTTTAAAAAGAAAGCGCAGGTTGGTGCGTCTACCAACGCCTCGCTCTGCCTGCTGCATGTGCAGCCATAAAAGCTTTTTTTCCATCTCTTTCCTCACTTCTTAAAACCCCAAAGTCTTTTGGCTTCAGAAAGAACGTCAGGGTGAACGTCCCAGCCCCACATATGGCCAAAGTCTGGCTCGACTAGACCTATTAGTTCTTCGACATTGCTTGCAGCCTGCAGCTGCCTTTCACGAATCCGGCACTTTGCAGCAACATGGTTGAGCACGTTTGCCATGCCTTCTGGCGTCAGCAAATCACAGTTTTCTGCGGTGAATACCCGGTAGCCGTTGCTGTTTGCATAGACAATGCATTGCGGCCTACCAGTGCCGTGCGCGTAGCCTGCGACTTGGCACAAATGCCCCCAAGTGGGCTGCGTTGGCAGGCTAGCGGTGCGCTTGCCGGACTTGGCGCGCTGGTCAAAGTTTGACCATTTTGTTTTGAGTTCGATTTGTTTGCTGAAATCAGGGCGGCCATTGTAGGGCAGGGCAAGGCCGGGTATCTTAGTGAACATCTCATGTTCACCTTCTAGACGGTTTACGCCCATCTGTGCCGCTGCATCTCGAACACCTTCGATAACAGCGCGCAACACCTCGCCATATTCGTTTCTGCATATTTCTAGCTGGCGCTCATCTTTGCCGTTGTCCCAGCTGCGTGGCTTGTAGTCAGAAAAGGCGGTTGAGCCGCGTGATATCACATCTTCTATATCACCTTCACCTAGCAAAACCTCTTCTGCCAGTGTCTGGGCTGTACGCCCGGCCATCATCTTTGCGTTATCGTTGTCGTAAAGATTGACTGTGCGAAAAGCTAAGTCTTTATCGCCAGAAACTTCGCCTTTAATGATCTTCCATGCCAGATTTACTTTTGGGCGCGTAATGCACTTGTCATAATATGTCCGGCAAAGCGGCCTGCTCTCAGGATTGCTGTGCCACAAATAATGTTTCGATGACGCCCATGTGGGTGTAGTTGGGAAGCCCATATATAAAAACCCCTCTGCTTGGTATTACAGAGAGGTTATTTATATTGACATCAGATGTCAAGCATATGTCATTCATAGATCAAATTAGCTATATGGCCTACCGTATTTTTTGAGGTGTTCTGGGTCAAGAGTGTGCCATACACCGCCGCCAACTTCTGTTTTTTTGACCTCAACTACCTCTGCTTCACGCAGGTCTGGTCGAAGATTGGCGGCCAAGACAGGGGCTGACCATTCAACGTCTATATTTTCCTCTGTTTTAAACGCGGCGTCACCATTGTACACCGTGTACGTCTTCTTTCCGGGCACTGGGTATAGTGCGCCAAGCAACAGCCGCCCAGTGCCTCGCTCTCGTATTAAACCGTTTTTCATAATTGAATCTGGGTCAACTTTATTATCTTTCGCCTTTTCCATGCTAAAAATAAAAATAGAATTGCTTAACCAACCGTAATGGCCATCAATTTCTTCTTGCCACCGCAGGGCTACATTGTGTTGCAGAAAATAACTATTAAGGAAAAGACAGGGTATTGTTTCCCTGTCGCTATACCAGTATGCATTTGGGTCACGCTCAACGTGCCAGCCTTTTTCTTCTGTGTTTTTGATTTTTCCCAGCAACGGTATTGGCGCATTTTGGTACATAATTTGTTGCGGCAGACAGTTTAGGATTTGCGCGTAATCTTCAGCATCTTGACGCGAAATGTTGATGTGCCCAGATTTATGGCGGGACAGTGTCTCAGGCTTAATGCCTTTTTCTTCAGCTACCTGCCTGTTGGACATGCCGCTCTTCCGAATCATTCGATCTAAATTGTTAGCCATAGTGAACTCTTCATGTTTTGGATAGGCTACCATTGTACATATGTCCTTTTCTGTCACAATACTTTTATAGAGTTAATGACATTGACTCAAGATGTCAACACATGCTACGCCAATATGTATGACACTTGATGAATATAGAAAAGAGAGGCGTTTGAGTTTGGCAGCGTTAGCTGGCCTTCTTGGAGCGCCACATGCAACCATAGCACGGCGTTGGTGTTTGCCACGCGGCCACCCCAACGCAATGATCCCAAGCCCAAAATACATGCTACGCATTATGGATGTGACTGCCGGGGCTGTGCAGCCAAATGATTTTTATAGTCACAATGAATGAGGACGAGCTACACAAGATTGTAACTCAATGGCTTGTTCACGCATTGCCAACTGGGTCTGTATTTCATCACAGCCCCAACGAGGGCAAGCGGCATGTAGCCTACAAGGCCAAGCTCAAAGCGATGGGCATGAAGTCAGGCTGGCCGGATATCGAAATTTTTGTGCGTCAGCGATATTTCTGGGACGGCTTACCCAAACCTATTTTTATAGAACTTAAAGCGCCGAAGCGCGGCACGTTGTCTGCGAACCAAAAGGCTATGCAAGAGCAACTGCAGGGCTGTCAGTGTTTGGTTGCCACATTAAACAAGCTAGGCAAGGTTCGCCAGTTTCTGTCGATGCATATCGAATTGAACGACAACGCCAAAACCAAATGGTTAGAGCAAATAGCTCAGGCGAAGGGGGGCTGATGCCTAATTACATGAGGATTAGCACTATACCGGGTGTTTGGGAAACCGTCATCGAGTGTGAAGAGTGTGACGCGACAGGCACTGTTTCTGCTGAAGTTGCAGTGGTTGATTATGCCAATGGCGGCTATTTGACAACAGCACCAGCGGATTGCTCAGACTGTGATGGCCGGGGTTGGCGGCACCTGACTGAAGATGAAGAGGAAGAGTTGGATGCAATGCCCACGCTGCAATAAATCTAGCCAAGTATTGGATAGCCGCACGGACGGCAAGGCTGTGAACAGGCGCCGCAGGTGCAAAAGCTGCGGCCATAGATTTGCTACGGAAGAAAAGATTGTCGGGCATTCTGAGAAAGTAAACACACCGAAAACATTAGCCAAGCCAAAGCAGCTGAAACCTAAAACGCCTGTCTATCAACCGCCAAAAGACAAAGGCCGGGATTTAGATGATATTTGGGAAGATATTACAGACGATGCAGACGGTCTGAGCTTGAGGGATTTAGGCCTTGATTAGTAATAGACAGAAAGATGATTGGTATCCTACGCCGCCCAGTGCCACTGCTGCACTGTTGAGCCGGGAGAAGTTTGGCAAAACAATTTGGGAGCCTGCAGCTGGTGATGGTGCAATAGCCAAGGTTTGTGAGAAGGCAGGTTATGATGTTGTGGCGTCAGATCTAAATGATTACGGCTACATGGATGCGTTGGCCAATGTTGATTTTTTAATGGAGCCTGAGCGCGCAGCTGACCACCTCATAACAAATCCACCTTACAAATTGGCTGAGAGCTTCATCAGAAAGGCTATTGAGCTTGGTTGCACCAAACATGCCTGGTTGTTGCGCCTAGCATTTTTAGAAGGCAGCAAGCGCTATCGTGGGCTGTTCAAGGACAATCCCCCG